ATGGGTGACTTTTGTAGTATGGATTCTTTATCCTCTTATGATAGAGGTAAAAAATCTTTTGAAGGTAGAAGATATCAACAAGATATGGATCATTCACATGAAGCATTATCTTTATTTAACAGAGGATTAGGTAAGCATAGACCTAAGAAGATTATGATTCATGGTAATCATGAGGATAGGATTGACAGATTTGTAGATGAGAATCCAGAACTTGATGGTACTTTAAAGATTAGTGATCTTAAATTTAAACAACATGGTTGGGAAGAAGTTAAATATAAAGCTATAAAAGTTGTAGATGGTGTGCATTATTCACATCACTTACCCTCTGGTATCATGGGATCTGCAATATCAGGTGAGAATATTGCTCGAAGTATATTGACAAAACATAAAGTTTCTGCTACAGTAGGGCATAGTCATTTGTTAGATTATGCAGTATCTACATTACCTAGTGGTAAAAAATTACATGCACTATCTGCAGGATGTTATCTAAATCACACTGAACACTTTGCTAGAGATACTCAACATATGTGGTGGAGTGGTTTAATTGTTAAAAGAGAAGTGAAAGATGGTAATTATAATATGGAGTTAATAGATATAAAAACTGTTAGGAGAGAATATGGTAAAAGATAAAAGAACATACATACATAAAAAAGATCATGGTCATGATATATCATATGAGAATGAAACTGTATATGATAATGTAAATGCACCTCCACACTATCTACATGGTAAAAAAGAAACTATTGATGTCATTCGTGATTGCATGACTAGTGATGAGTTTCATGGATATCTAAAAGGTAATATATTAAAATATGTTTCTAGATATAAATTTAAAGGAGAACCATTAGAAGATTTACAGAAAGGACAGTGGTATTTAAATAGATTAGTCAGGGAGGTTAGTAATGGGTCAAGTTAAACATTCAATACTAGCAGTAGAAGATTTTGTTGCAGGTTGTCTGCGTGATGGTAGAACATTAAATCAAACCATAAGAGATGCTAGAGAATGCAAAGCAGCAAAAACAAATCCTTATTTCGATGATGAGGATTTAATAGAAAATAAATATTATCAATTTATAGGAGCAGAGTAATGAGTAGAGATATATTAGATGCTTTGAAAAAAAAGTATGAAGCAGAAGTAGATATAGCAAAAGCTACAATACAAATATACCTAGATAAACCTGTAGGTATAGGAGAACATCCACAGTTTGCTGAAGAGATAGATAAACAATTAAATGCAATATCATGTGCAAATGATAAAATAAAAGCAATAGATACACACTACCCTAATGAAGACGATATACCATTTTAATAGGAGGTAAAGATGGAACCAAAACAAAAACAATATCTTGTTACTGCTAGTCAATTACAAGACATTATGAAATATTTAATGACAAGGCCATATGGTGAGGTATTTCACATAATGAGTGAGATGGCTAAACTTAAACCTTTTAATCCAGAGGGAGATAAAGATGTTGGAAAAAAATAATTTAGATAAATTTACTGGCATATTATTTGAATTAAAGATAGGATTAAATAAAGACAATGCAATCGTGATTGATTATGGGGGTAAGCCTGTGGGTAAAATTAGAGAGGCTTTAAAATCTTATCCATACCATGGCAACTTATGTGCTGCTGTAATTAATCATGCTAACTCTGTAGGTAAAAAACTTGAAACTGATATCAGACAAATTATACAAAAAATTTAGAAAGATGTTTTGGCATAATAGAATTATAGATTTTGTTGAGAGATGTACTTCAAGATTTAATAGTTATCTCTGGACAAAAAGATGGGGAGATAGATCTTTGTATCAATCAACCCAAAAAAAAAGACACTTAGAGTAAAACTCTAAATGTCTTTGTTGTTGTTACCTGCGATGGGGGGGTCTTGTGGCTCCCCCTTTTTATTTTATATTAACAGTTCCAAGCCCTTAATGCTTTATTAATTCTACTGTTAGGATCTCTTGCTGTTTTAGCTGATGTAAGTTTTTTCTTCATACCTTTCATTCGTGCACAGAAACTAGCTCTACGTTTGTTTCCAACTTTTTTACTAGGTCTTTTTAAATTAGCACCTGTCGTTCTTTTAAAATACTTACGACCTGCCTCATTCAGTCCACCTGATGGGTTCTGATATTTTTTTGCTACCATTATCTTTTCTTTGCTGTCATTGCTGCTCTTCTAAAGTTTGCAGCAGTAGGTGCACCTTTAGCACCTTTCTTTTTCATTTTGCCACCACGCTTTCTTTTAGCATGTATGTTAGCATATAAACCCTTACCTGGCATTATGCTCTACCTTTTTTTTTATTTCTTAACATAGCAAAATCTCTTTTAGTAAGTTTACCATCTCTGTCCATATCTAATTTTTTTCTATTGCCTGTTACTTTTTTTTTATTCTTCATTTTTTTCATTCCGTACATTAACTATATCTCCTATATTTAGCTGTTTTTTTTGCAATCCCTCTCGGTTGCTTCACAAACTGTTTGCCCTTTTTTGTTCCTTGGCGTTTTGCTTTTGTCGTTGCTGCATACTCTGCAGATGATAGACTCTTGATAGCTTTCTCTGGCAAATATCTTTCCCCAGTCTCCGAAGATTTCTTGCCAGATTTCGTTCTCCATTTTTGCTTTCCCCATGCTTTTAAACTCCTTTGACGTTTTGCTAGTGCCATTATGTTTTTCTCCCCCTTCGTATAGCCTCTTTACCTTTTTTAAATATAGATGCTACCTGCGATTTACCCATGACTTTAGCTCTTTGTTCGCCAACAGTTAGGATTTGAATTTTCCTAGCAAATGGTTTAGAAATCTTTTTAACTTTTGCCACTGTTTTCCTCGCATCTGCTGTCGTTGCGAACTTGATTCCAACAGTGTCACGAGGGTTTTCGTCAGTGTAAAGCCTTCTACCATGTTTTTTTCCTGGGTGTTTTCCTGTGCCTTTACTAGGCTCTTTTCTTTTTCTTGCCATTACCTTTTAAAGCACTTGCTAATAATTTGTGTTGGCCAGTGTGTGCCTTAACAGCACCCTTTAAACCCTTAATAACTTTTTTTATTTTTGCTCGTGATTTTTTCATCTTTTGTATTTATTCCTCCAATAGTTTTGTCTTTGTATTAATCGTATTTGATACTCTAGGTCAGATATACCTAAAATTTTTTTAATAAAGTTCAACATTATTTGTAACCCCCACCTGCAGCTTTGTATTTTTTAGCTAACATCTGGGCTTTTCTTGCTGACCATTGTCCAGGTTTTCCACCCTTTGACCCAGCCATGATAGAGTTAAACATTCTCTTCCTCATACCAGGTTTTGTATAGTTACCTGCTTTATTTACTGTCGACTTTTTCTTCGCCATTTTTTATCTCCTTATAATCATAGTCATAACTGCCTTCTTCATTCTCATCAGTTATCCATTTAGATGTGTCTTCTACAGACCATATTCTAGTATTAACTAATCTATGTATAAGAGGTTTGCTTGGATCAGCTGCCATAGATGGATCAAATATCCTTAGTCTATTATTAGGTTGTATAGCATAATTACCATCATCTAATTCTATTACATGCCCACATTTATGTTGATCTGGTTTTTCTGCATAACCAAAATCTAATTCATTATAATCACCTGCACACCAGTCTATTGTAAATAAGTATGTGCCTTCTCTTTGTTTACGTCTTCTAGATGTATACATCATTTTACATCCCTGTAATTGATAAAATCTAGTAACACTTACATTGTAGCTAAATGAATCCCATAACATTAATTCATTTAATGGTAATTCTTTTACTCCAGGTTTTTTACAAAATGCAGATACAGGTGCTCTCCACCAGATACCACCATCTGTCATCATGTAATGAAACAATGGTACTTGTTTTGGTATAGATGTAAAACCAAATACAACACACTCAAAATATTTATCATGAGAATCTTTCTGATCTCTTAGATAATTACCACGCACATAACATTCTATGGGTGGTATATTAGCATTTAAATACATTAGTTTGCTAGTGGGTTAGAAGATTTAACTTTAATTTCTTCTATTTGTACTTTTAATAATTCTATTTCTTTCTCAAGTATTTTAACAGCTGAATCATCATGTGTATGATCAAAGTCGTGAGTATGTGCAGTGTCTGCATTCTCTAGTGCTGTAACTTTTTCTTCTAACACAGCTATTTCTGCAGAATAATCTGTAGATTTTTTAGACTCAAGTGCATTTAGCTTTGTAGTTATCTCACCATATTTTACAAACCCACCACCTATTGCTGCTATAACTCCAAGTAATGCTGCTACACCTGCTAATTGATTTTTTATTTTATCCATTTTTTAATTGCTCCAGTTCTATTAGTATTTGTTTTTTCTTTAAATTTATTTTATTTAGTTTTTCGTTTACGATAGCTATAGGATCTGTTGATGTATAATTAGCTAAAGTTTTTTCTTCATATAGCTGTCTTAAATCCTGTATCTCTACTTGATCTAAATAAATATCTTTACTTTTATAGAAGGGTACATCGTATAATTCAAGTGATACTTGGTTATTTACCATAGCATCTAATTTAATTATATTTTTTATTTGTAAATTTTTTGATATATCTTTTATATCTTTATCAATTTTATCCATAATTTTTACAAGATTATTTTTGATTGTTTCTTTCTGTTGTATAGTTTTTTGTTTTTTATTATTCTCATTCTTAATAGTGGCAGTCTTAGTAGTTTCGCTATTAGGTTTCTCTTCTTTAACTTCTTCTTTTTCACTTGGGGCCTCTGCTAATTTAGTAGGTGCTTCTTCTATTACTTCTTCCTCTGTAAACTCTTCTACTATTTCTTCCTCTACCATCTCCTCTTCTAGCATTTCTTCTGGCATTTCTTCAACTATCATTGGAGTAGGTTCAAAAGTAACTTCTTCAAACTCCTCTACTGCTTCCATTTCTAAAGCAGGTTCTTCAAAAAAAGTTATTAACTCTTCAAATAACTCTTCAATCTCTACAAATTCTAATTCTTCAAATACTTCTTCAACACTTTCAAATATATCTTCTATTTCTTGTGCTATAGTTGGTGCTATGACTGTGTTATCATAAGTCATAGTAACAGATATATTATCTACATTTGGCCCACCTAAAGTTGCAGGTGCATTTGCATCTGTTGCAGATATATTTATATTACCTGTATATGATCCTGTTCCATTATAGATTAATCTATCTGTAAAATTAGCACCATTTATATCAGTTACATCTGTCCTAATAGTAGTATTAGATGCTAACGTATTACCATCTTCATCTTTAATTGTTAATACATTTGTAAATGTATCAGCATTACCTTGCCCACCCCAACACCCAGTGACGTTGCACTCGCCATTTTGTACTTCAATTGTTGAATCTAGTGTAATACCATTATCCAACATATTCTGTGTAATTGTGTCTGAACTCAAATCAAAGTTTTGATTAATAGACCCACTATCTCCAAACTCTAAATCATAATTACTAGGTATATTGTTTAATCTACAACAATCATTTAATACCTGTACATCCCCTGATGTATTCCAACCATTAGCATTACCAGTTTCAAAGTTACCATTAGTAACTAAATTATCTGTTGTTATCTCTTCTGCTAAAGTTGTAAGGGTTAATGTTATCAGCAAACTTATCAATAATATAATACGCATATGATATTCCTATAATAAAAATTAGTGTCCAAATCATTCTAATATTAAAGAAGTTATTTTTTTCTCACCCATGTATATTTCTATGTTTGCCTTAGATTGAATACATTTATATACTACCCTGTCTTCACTAGTCTTACCCTTCATAGCATAACGCTTGGCCTTGAGGCATTTTGAAAGGCTATCTTGTATACGATGCTCTACAATTTTGTGGTCTTGTATAAGTAAAAGAGCAAAAACTAATTCTATCATTAATGTTCACCATTACCATTTCTAATTAATTTTTCTACATCTACTTGTAGTTTTCCAACTTGTTCTTTTAAGAAATCAATATTTATTTTATTGTTTCTCATACCTTTTAATTCTTCATCCATAGACTCTATAAGACCTGCCATATGTTCCACTAGCATGAAGAGCTCTGCCTCTCCACTTGATTGGCCTAGCTCACCCCTTGGGTATTTAATTCTAAACTCTGAGTTTTGTTCTAAATCTTTTTGCATCAACTCTATTTTTGTTGAATGTTGATTTAGAGTTTCTTGCACACCAAAAAAAGCCCAAGTGCCAATTGCCACAAGTGCGATCAAACTAGCAACTGTCTTCATAGGCATCTGTACGGCTGCCTGTTCCGATATCTTTAATGGTTTATTCGACATTATATGCCCTGTAATCTAGGGTCTTTACTTGTTATATTTCTTACAGCTTTAGGCCTAGCCATAGAATCTTTACTTCGCTTTCTTAATTGTGCCATAGCAGAATCTTTTAACTGTCTTTGTTTTTTTATTTTTTCTAAATCTCTTAATAAATTCATTTTTTCTTACGCCCCATATACCAATCACCAGGTTCATAATTCCATCTTTTACCATGATGACCTCTTATATCTGCCCACCACATTCTTAGTTTGACAACCCATTTAAAAAATTTACTTGGTTTTGCCATTATTTAGGTGAACTCCATTCACTCATTTTTTTTGCTTTTTCCTTTTTAATTAATTGTTCTGCGTTATATTTATCCATTGCTTCTAATTCTGCTGTAATTTTTTTTTGTATTTCTTTATCAGCTTTTTTTCTATCTTCCATACGTTTAACATATGTGTTATAGTCTGGTCTTTCATGATCATACTTAGACCATAGGGCCTCTGCTTCTTTACCTATCTTACCATCAATAGGACAAGGTGTACCTGCTTGTATCATAGACTCAAATACTCTTTCATCTTGACAAAGTATTGCAACAGCTGCTACTTTCATACCAAAATCATTAAGTATTCTAGCTAGTTTCAATCTTTCACAATTCTTATCTATTGCATGTTTACCACCACTAATACCTATACCGAATGTTTGAACACCCAATGACATACCTACAGCACAAACATCTTGTGTCATCGAATTGTACGAGGGTGCACTAGAACTTGGTGGGGCAGATCTAATATTAGAGTTAGTTGTATTACTCGTAGTGCTATTAGAGCTAGACCCAGACTGATAAGTTGTTGTAGCAGTTGAAGTGTAACCTCCCTCAATAGCAGTATTAGATCCACTAGTATTTGTTTGAGTAGATCCTGCCATTACTGCTGCTGACATACAGCCAGAAAGTATTAATAGTAATATTAACAATGTTAAGGGGTGTTTCATATTTAAGTATTTTGTTCTGTTTCTGGTATTTCAAAGCAGCCAAATTTTATGTACATACGATATTGATTTACATCCATAGGGCCAATCTCCTCTATCTTTTTAAGAGACTCAGAATAGCCTGTAACCATACACTCATATTCATTACTAAACTCAAATTCATAAATATGTGGAGGTAAACAAGATTCTGCTACATAGGAGCATAGTAAAAAAGCTAATCCAAACTTCATCTATAGCCTGGTTCTAAGAACAAAGCAATTAATACTAAAAGTATTATTAGTACTCCTGTAAAGTAATAGTTCATAATTAGCCCTCATATATTATTTTTTAACTAAAGATCCCCCAAAGTATAATCCGATAATTGCTGATACTAAATTGGTATCTAATGGCGTAATTACTAAACTATTAGATGATAAAGTTATCCATTTCATTACTTCTTTTTCTGGTAAGAAGAAGAATGCAGGTTTAAATTCTAAGTAGCCTACAATCACACTAGTATCTGGTGATAGTACAGGCATTAGTTTTGGTAATAATACTATTGCAAAGACAGCTACTAAAGCTATAATTCTTCTAGTCCATTGAAAACCTGTGTTCTCATATTCTCTAGCGTCTTTAAAACCTTGTTGCTGAACTTCTGCTCTTTGCAAAAGCATCTTTTGTTCTGCTTGTTTTGCCTTAATGCTTTGTGACCATATACTCATCACACCACCAAGTACAGTGGATCCTAGCATTGTAATCATTTCAAATGGCATTGTTACTCCTTTGTATTTGGTTGATTTGATTCTAGTTCTTTTATTTTTTTATTCGCATCTTCTAGATCTTGTGTTACATGCTCTAGCTTTTGCAGAGTACGTTTATTTGCACTGTCTTTACTTTTACCAGCGTCTTGCAATTCAGCAACCTCTTGCTTTAGGATTCTGACTTGCTCCTTGTACTCTTGGATAATATCCTGATATTCAGGTTTAGACATTTGTGGTGTATATTATAATATTATAGCACCTAGGATAAAACCTGCAACTGCACAAATGACGCAGTGATAGTTCTTTTCCCATATCTCTTTTACTTTTATTTTTAATTCTTCTATCATGTTTACTCCTTAATTAAATAAACCTATTAATGTTAGTATAGTTGCACCTAAACCACCAAGTATAGCATATAGAACTTTATCTATTTTACCATGTAGTTTATCTATATCCTCATGCATATGTTTTAGATGATTATTTTTTATACTGCTGACCTCTCTTTTTAATCCTGTGATATATCCATATAAGGATATAATGTGTTCGTTAGTTGTTTTAGGTTGTTTAGCCATTATTCTAGTCCTGCTGCAATTTTAGCATCTTCAAAAGACATATTACTTGGTAACTGTCTATTCTCTCCATTTTTATCAAATGCTAATGCTAAAGCTATTTCCATTTTTTTAGGATCACTTAAATAATAATCTCTAACCTCAGACTTATTTTCAAATTCTATCATAGCACTCATTGTTGCACCTATATCATTTTGTGTTATATTTTTTTTACCTACTTTATTTTGAACATATAATATATATTCTGTTGTTTTATTCTCATCCTTTTCAGGTGCATATTTTTTAATTATTTCAGACACATTGCCATTAAATTGTGTTAGTTTAGAATTAATATCCATAGCTAAAGCTCTCATGCCCATCTCAGGTGAGTCAAAAACTACAAAAGGTCTCTTTCTATCATTAGCATATGTTTGATTTGTAACTTCATACCCACCTGCAAAACCTTGACCTATCTCTACATTACCTGGATTATTATAAACATTATTAGGCTTAAATAATTCATTAGTTTGTTGATTTATATCCATAAGCAATATTATTATTATTAATTTAATTTTTACCAAATAATTTTTCTGTTTGCCCTTTAACAGCAGTTACTATTCTAGGTATTACTTCACTTAACTCTGCACCCTCTTGATAATTTATTTCCATATTTAGTGCTTCACTATATTCATCATTTAGTTTTCTAAATTTTTTATTTAATTCTTCTAGCTCTTTAAATTTTTTTTCTTCGTCAATTGAACCACTTCTAAACTTAGCATACACTCCTCTTATTTGCTCCTGTACCCCTTTTAACCTTCTTCTATATTCTAAACCTTTTATGGTTCTTAGTCTAGCTATATCTGCCTCTTCGATCTTTACACCTACAGTATTTAAAAATGCTAAAAATTCTGATTCACTTCTTGCTAATGTAGATTTATCTTCTCTAGCTTTTCTTATTCTTTCTGTAGAATATGATCCTGGTATAAAAGGAAAGTTAGGTATTAATCTTTTTAATGCAAACTTTGCTCTAACAGAAAAATCATCAAACTCAGATATACCTTGACCTTTTATTTTGTCACCTCTAAATAAATCAAAACCTAACATAGGGAAAAGAACTTCTCCAGCTAAACCAAAATTAGCTTGTAAAGGCTGTGGAACTAAAGGTATTGTTCCAGAGTTTAAATCAAATATATCTCCACCTGGTACATACCTAGTTACATTAACATATCTAGCTTTATCTGTAGTAGGAATTTTTATATTTTTATGTGGTAAAAAAGGTAGTCCACCTATCTTACCTTGTATTTCTTTTGTCATGGCTGCACGTTCTGCATCTGCATCCCCTTCACCCAGTATCTCACCTAAGTTATTTAACGTGTAACCTAAAACTGCATACTTAGCAAACTTCCAAGGTCTAACTACAGCTGTCTCTGCAAGTATTGGTACAACCCTGTATGTGTAAGCTAAGAAAGGTGTTGGTAAATTTCTTAAAGCATTTATACCTGGTGCTTGAATGTTGTAATCAATAAAGGATTTTCTTGCATCTTGTGCTGCTCTAACTTTACTATAACCTTTATTTTTTCTATCCATATATAGAGCAAGTCTAAATATAGAATCCTCTAAAGCATAATACTCAGATAATTTTGATAATCCAAGTTTATTTTTTACAATTAAATCTTTGTATATAAAACCTGTTAAGTCTACACCATTTTCAAAAACATCTTTTTTTGGATCAACATTATAGTATGCAGGTTTTATATTGTCTGGATCTAGTATACCACCTTTTAATTCTTGTTTTACATAATTACTAGAAAATACACCAAGATTACTAGCTTCTTCTAATATTTTAACAGACTTACCTCTACTTTGATTTTTAAATGCTGTTACTGCAGATGGTAATAAACTGGCACTACCATCAACTAAATCTAGTAATACTAAATTACTAACCATATTATTAACATGGACAGTAGGATTCCATGCAGTTTTACTAGCTTTCCATACTTGATTTAATGCTCTATAACCTTTACCAAAAGTGCTTCTAGGGCCTTCTGCAGTTTTATTTATTTGAAATATATTTTCATATATTTCTCTTGGTATATATTTACCTGCTAAAGCACCATAAGTTTTTTGTATAGTACCTGATCTTGTACTATCAGGAACTTTTACCAAATCTAATCTGTTTATCTCATCAGCTGATGGTGCAGTCTTAGTAAAAGTTTGTGCAGCTAAATCACCATAAAATTTATATCTAGGTAAAGTTTGTGCCATTAATCTACCAGTTTCCATAATAGCAAATGCACCATCTTCTATCTCGGACATACCAAGACGTTCTTGTTTAGTATATTCCCACCTAACAGTTAATATATCTTGGTTTGCTTTTTTAGGATCTTTAGCTAATTTTTTTACTAGTTCAGGTGTTGCTTTTTCAAATTCTTCACCTACTTTGTCTACACCCTGTACCTTATTAACATTACCAAATAATTCCCAACCTTTATGTTCATTTACACGTACAAGTTTACCTTCATTATTTATTTTAAATGCTTTATTTTTACTAAATGAATTAACCCAATCTCTAGGTGTTATTTTTTCTAAAACACCTCTAGCTCTTAGCTCAGAACCAATCTTAGATGTTTCTTTACCACCATAAGTTCTTTTAATATATCTCTCTATATTTCTTTGTGCAGTTTCCTCTGTAATTAAACCTGCATCAATATACATTTGAGTTATTTTAGTAATTTGATTTCTAGCTTTTTTACCTAATTTTCCTAAATCTTTTGGAACATCATTAAATTTAATATCACCTTCTAATAAATTATATAACACTTTTCTTTCGTCAATAGTTAATTGATTTGCTTGTTGGTATATTCTAAAAAATTCTAATTCAATTTTATTTCTTAAACCTTCTAAATCTCTTGTCTCTAAATCCTTTACAACTTTAGGAACTTTAAAACCATCAACAAATGCTTTAGCTAAGAAACTAGCTATACTTAGATCTTGTTCTACATTATCAATACCTAATTTTACTCTTCTAGCTTCTTTTACAAAATCAGGAACTTGAGTTTTTTTAGCTAACTTTACACCCCCATAACCCATCATAAAACCTAAGGCTGCTCTTGAAAATTTTTCAGTTAAACCACCTTGTAACTCTTCGGGTAGTTCTACTCCAAATAATTCACCATCGTCAGGTAATGCAAATCCATACAATGCACCTGCAGCACCTGTTCCAAACTCACCAGCTTTAGGCCCTACTGAAAAATAATCACTGTAAATTTTTTGTGCTTTTTTAGTATAAGCACCTTTAACTTTTTCTGTACCTTCGGCTATAGGTCTGGTAACAGCTTGTAAAACTTTACCTGTGGGTTTTACTATGGGATCTGTAACTGGTTTTACATAAGAACCTAATATAGTTTTAAAAAATTCTCTGGGCCCTCTTAATAGATAATCTCTATTACTATCTTTTCCAGGTCTACCATCTAACCTATCTATTTTTTTAAATTCTATTTTTTCTCTAACAATAGCCTCTACTTTACCTCTACCTTTTATCTTACCTTTTCTTTTACTTTTTTTTAATGCTTTTTCTGTGCCTTTAAAAATATCCTCTTCACCAGGTAGAGATATAGTTCTTTTTAAATTATCAGGTAATTTTGCTATATCAGCATCAGAGGGTCTTTGATCTTCTAATAGTTTATTAATTTTTCTAACACCTGCAGCTTCTAAAGTTTTACCTATTAGTGGAGATAAAATAGCACCACCTACAGCACCAGCAGCTGCTTGTTTGTATCTTTCATCAAACAGTAAACTACTTTCATCTACATATCCTAGTGCACCTGCAAGTCCACCAGAAACACCACCAGCCATAGCCATTTGATAAAGTTTTCTACCTCTAAGTACAGGTATTAACCAAGTTACAGGATCTAATATAGCACCACCAAAATAAGCTGCAGCTATTAACCCACCACCTTCACCTTGTAATGCTGCATTCAATTTAGCTTGTTGTGTTTTTAAATCATCATCCATTAAGAATACTTTTTCACCACCAAGAAACTGAGTAACACCTCTAAATGTATCTGTAAGACCTAATACAAAAGCATCACCTATACCAAACTCTGTATCTGGATCTGTATATAATTTAGTTAAAGATTTTTCTTGTTCATTTTCAGGTAACAAGTCATCAAACAAACCTTTATCTTTTAATTCATACTTATCATCAGGTGTATCTGATAGTTTAAATTCATTCTTTACAGGTAAATTTCTTTCTTCTTCAGGTAAGAGATCACTAAATATATCATTAGTCTTAGGTTTATTTTCAAAACCTTTTTCCTCTTCAGGTAAGAGATCACTAAATATATTTTCAGCCATAGCCTTAAATTAAAGTTGTCTTAATATAGACTCATTAAATGTTCCTAATTCAGTAAGTCTGTTTACTAGTCTTTCTTTTGCTTGTTCTATTTTTTTAATTTTTTCATCTTCCGATAATGATGGGCTATCATTTATTTTAGCTCTAAAGTCTCTAAAGTCATTGATTAGTTCTGATGAAGATGCAGTAGCTGCCCCTGTAGTTACAGCTTCTCCTGCTGCAATTGGTTCAACTTTCTCTGTAACACCTATCTGACTAGTGTCAGTTGTATCAAATTTTTTACCATCCTGTGGTACAGCTTTAGTATCTTGTGTTACCTCAGTCTTAACTTCTTCAACAGTAGGAAATCCTGTATTATATCCAGTTATTCCTTCTCTTCTTAATTCTCGATCTATGTGATTAAGTCTTGCATATTCATACTTACCTTTTTTAAAACCATTCTTAACAGCTTCATCGTAACCTATTAATAGTTCGTTTAATAACATAAATTGAGGTGTATTTTTTGCAAAACTTATTGAAGGCTGTCTCATATCATTTACAAAAAATCTTCTAAAGTCATCATCGAATTGGCCTTGTAATATTGCATGTCTATTAATAGTAACGTCATATATAGTGCCTTCACCTTTAATCTCTTTTAATGATGGTATAGATGCAGTAGTTTGTTGAACTCCTACTTCAGCAATGTCTTCGCCTTCGTTTGGAAAAAACATTTTAGTCATATTCATAGATCCAAAGCCACCTTTGAGATTATTAAATTGTTCTGTTATGAATGCATTATTTTCATCAAATGTTTTAGTTCTCTCTTTCTTTCTTTGTGTTATTGTGGTTTCTAATTTATATTTATCTTCATTGCTTAAATTACCCACACTGTCTACAAAGCCTCTACTGTTTACATCACTTAATGTTATATTCTGTGCATCTGCATAGTTAGCATATACTGGGCCTAATTCAGTAGATATGTAACTTATATTAGCAGATCTCTTTCTTTCATCTGCTATAAAATTAGGTTTGTCTACATTAAAGTATTGATTTCTTGCCTGTAAAATAAAATCTCTGTTAAGCTCATCTTGTGCTGCAGTATCTTGTACTTTTGCTGTAAGATAACCTGTTGCTATACCTCTAGCTGCTCTTCCAAAATCTATTGCCATTATTCAGCCTCCTCTGGTTTAGACATTAAACCTTTTTGTTTTACTTCTTCTTGAATATCTTTTGCAACTTTTTCAGCTTCAACATTTAATCTAACAGCTGATCTAATTTCTTTTTTATTTGTAATATCATCCATAGACATTTTAATATTTTTAACACCTGCAATAACACCTATAGTTGCAATCATTTTCATTACAGGTTCTGCAATTATAAAAGCTACATCTGGAGAAAATTTACCTTTTAAAAATCCACCAAATAATACAGTTCTACCTATAGCCTCTACAGGCACACCTGCATCTAGCATAGCTATAATCTGTTCAGCAAACTCTGGTTCTGACATTCTATTCCATAAATGGTCAGCAGCACCATCTGTTGTCACATACTGAGCTGGGTGTTCCCATGGATAGTTACCTGGCTCATCTGTTAATGATTGTCCAGGGATTGGTGTATCAAATGGGTTACCTATTCCTTCTCCAAATTCATCCATAATATCTCCTATACTACTTTACCTTTTACTGTTCTTGCAACTTTATATTTATCAGAATAATATTTACTTAGTCTTCTATCCCATGAAGCATATAGTGTTTCAGGATTTACTGTTTGTGCGTAACCTGAAGCACCTTTTGACATTCTAGCTGCATTAAATCTCATTCTACCACCAAAACTTGGCATTGTTTTTAAACTTGTATCTATTATTTGAAAATCACCACCACCTTCACGTGATTTTGTAAATAAACTATCTGTAACATCAGTTACTTTTTCGGTTATACCTGAAGGAACTCCTAGTTTACTTCCTACCCAATTTACTGCTGTTTTAGTTGCTGTTTTTAATATATCTCTAATCATTATTACTCCTATAAATCAAATCCAAATTTACCAATCAATTGATATAATGCATCTTTAGATGATTGATCTTGTAATTCAAAAGCTGTAGATCTTTCCATAGCTGCCATAGCTAAGTTATGATTTCTATTTTCCATATTCTCTGAAGAAGTATTAACCCAAGATGCTTCATCTCTCCACTGTTGCCATAATGATGATAGGGCCCAGTTAGATAGGTTTAATATATTTTGTGCATTAGCTTGGTTAGCAGCATTTACTGCAGCTGTATTAGCTGTATTGATTGCTCTTCTCCAGACCACATTTGATTGGTCTATTTCTTTTTGATTATTAACATTAAACTGTTGTCTTTGATTCTCTAGTGTTGCATTGTATTGATTTAAACTAGCTTCTCTTTTTGCATTAGCTTCGTTTACTGCAATATCATTCTGTGCATTCAATGCATTAATTTTACTTGTCTCTGCTTCTGCAAATTTATTCATCGCATCTACTCTAGCAGAATTTTGTTCAGATATAGTTGCACTTAGTTTGTCATAAAATTGATTAACTTGATTTTGGCTAGATGCATTAAATTGAAATGCAGCATTTGCAGCTGCTTGGTCTGATAATAAAAATGTTTGTCTTGTTTGTAAGTTTGCTAAATTAGCTTGTTGTTTGTTAGACAAGTTAGCCATATCCATTTTAAGATATGCTTGTGCATTAGTAATATTTGCTTGTTGATTATTAGACAAGTTTTGAAATATCATCTGCTTATATGTAGCAGCATCAGCTGCAGCTATTGGTATAGCAGATTGCATGATACCTTCTGCTAATGCCTCAGCAGCCATTGAACTTGCACTTAGACCTCTATTGGCCATTGCAGCTTCAGTAGCTTTTGCAGCACCTCTAGCCCATACTGGTAAAGGATTACCAGATGCTAAAGCTGTTGATACTTCATTTTGTAAACTTTCTAATTGACCTTTTACTGTAGCATCAGATGTAATAGTGCCCTGTGCAGCAGTCATAGGTTGAGATACAGTACCAGTTGCAGCAGTCACTGTAGGGATATTTGAACCAACAGTTGCAGCAGTCATAGTTTGAGCAGCTTGTGCAGTTGGTGCTGTACTTGTTGCAGCTGTTAATGCACCTGGTGCAGCTATAGTTGGTGCTGCTGAAGTTGTAGGTATTGATGCTGCTAAACCTGTACCTGGTGTTTGTCCAGATACTGTTACTGCAGCTTGACCAGGTTGTCCTAATAATTCTTGTGTTGACGCTTGTTGTAACTGTGGATTAATAGTTGTACCTTTAGGTAAACTAGGTGTACCAGCAGCCAAACTTTCTATTAAACTTACGGCTTTAGCACTACCTGTTTGTTCTTTTTGTGTAGGTGCTATAGTACCCTTTTGTAGTTTTACTTCATCTGGTGTTGCCATTATCTCCCCTGTCGATTATATTTTTTAAACATCCTTTTTTCTGATTTATTTTTATTTTTTTTATGTACCCTTGGTCGTTTCCTAGGTTTAGGTCTTTCCTCAAATGACTTAAACTTTCGAGCCATTATGGTTTAGTTGGCCATGTAACATTATTACATTTGTCAACAGTATCTTTACCCTCAGGCAGGTCTCTTAACTCCTGTCTGTATGTTCTCATGTCATCCGACATAGTAACATCAGATAAAGCATAGAAGTCAGTCTCAGCTAGTAATTGATTTCTTCTAGATCTAAGATTAGCCTGTGCTCTAGCAAGAGCACCATCTGCCCATGCTTGTTCCTCAGCATCTCTAGCTGCTTCTTCTGCAGCTGTGAACTGTACCCTCTCACCATTTATATTATGATATCTTGGCATTGTTTCTCCTTATTATTATTATTAATTAATTCCGTATAAACAAATATCTCCAGCATCTATATTCCCTGAAGACATTTTAAATCTAAATGTATTTAAAGCAGATGTTGTATTATAATAACCAGCATTATATATTTCAAAAGTAGTATCTGAAGGATGTGCCCCATTAAATCTACTTATAAAATGTTTTACAAATGTTGTAGAACTTGGATTAAATATATGTAAAAATCCAGCTCCAGCTTGATCGTTATCATTTCCTAATTGAACCATTTTATTTACTGCCGTTCCTTGTGCTTGATCATCAGAAGAATAAATAGATACATTTGCTAAAGAATCATTTTCATAGTGCCTTGCATAAAACATTGTATTAGTGCAAGTTTGTCCATAAGTAGTTTGACCATCTACATCTGCTTGATGACCAAGAAAAACATTATCTGTTGCTGGATGTATATTTTTAAAAGTAAACAAATATTCTTTGTAAGTATTATCTAATACAACATCGCTAGAACCATCAACAAAATCTATAGTTGAAGAACTAGAAGCAGTTAACTTTTTAATAAAAGTTGTGGAGCCACTGGTAAGACTACCGAATGAAGTTACTGATCTAACTCCCCTATTATTTAATTTAACAATACTCATTAGCTATCCTTTATTCCATATAGTTTTATTGTACCAGAGTCTATAGTTCCTGCTGACATTACGAATTGAACTGCATCAATAGCTGAAGTTGTATTTGCATAACCAGCAACATAATTATTAATCGAAGTATCTCCAGCTAAAGAATGATTAAATATACCAAAGAAATGTTTTACAAAAGTTGTATTTGAAGGGTCAAAAAGATGTAGAGTACCACTTGCTGATTGATCATTGTCTGAACCTAATCTATGTGCAAGATTTACATTTCCTGTGCTTTGTGCTAAATCTCTTGATGGATTATATTGAAGATTTGCTCCACCACCTTCATGATGATCTGCTGTAAAAAGACTTGTTGTTTTAGTAACATTATAATTACTTCCTGAATCTGCACTTAAATTAAATTGAAAATTTTCATCATCATTACTACAATGAATATTTATAAACTTAAACATATAAATTGGATATGTACTATCTAAAACAACATCTGATGATCCATCAACAAAAGACAATGTAGAACTAGAACTAGCTGTCAAAGTTTTAATTAATGTCATTGCACCAGCAGGAAAACCAGCAGCACTTGTTACACTACTTAAACTATTATTGTTATATTTAACTAACGCCATATAATTTAAATGTTCCCGAATCTATATTACCTGTAGTCATTTTAAATTGAATACCATCAATAGCAGTTGTAGTATTACAATAACCAGCTACATTCCACCTATAACTTGCATTATCTGCATGAATATTATTAGTTTCACATAAAAAATGTTTTACAAAAGTTGTGCTACTAGGGTCAAATAAATGCAACATTCCTGCTACACATTGATCATTATCATTACCCATTCCTTGTGCAAGTCTTTGAAACCCTGTACTTTGTGCTAAATCATGGTCGTCTTGATATTGTAAAACACCACCAGAACCATCTTCAAAATGATATGCTCTAAAAATAGTTGTGGTTTTAGTAGCATCATAATCTGTTGAACCATCTCTAAAATTAACTTCAAAATAATTTGTAGAGGTGCTATTATCAGTAGCAGGATGCACATCAAAAAATTTTACAATATACTCTTTGTAAGTAGAATCTATTCCACTAGCAATAGAAACTGTTGAACTGCTTGATGCAGTTGTAGTAGATATAAGATTTAACGATCCACCACCGACACCACTGGGTAGACTCGTGATTGCTGACATGGAGTTGTTGTTGCACACATTGATTGACATGTGTTAGACCCCTGTTAATGCATTAGCTTCTTCTTCAGTTAATGGTTCACCTTTCATTAATTTATTTCTAGCACTAACTTTAATATCTAATCCGTTAATTGCAGTTTGTATATCTTCTTTTGAAATAGCAGATTTAGTATCTAAATCGTACCAAATAATACTATCTAGATCATCACCTCTGTAAGAGAATAATCTACCACTTTCTATTGAAGATATTGCTCTACTTATTTTATCCATTATTATTTCCTATTATGATGTTGCTTCTATTAAAAACCAGTTTACACTATGGGTCTCTTCAACGTAAATTGTATGACCTTGATTACCATTTGTGCTTTTCATCTGTAATTTGTAAGTTATTTGTGATGTAGTGTTTGGACTATCTTCGTACCATCTATTAAAAATTCTTGTTTGACTTGCACTAATATCATATGTAACTGCATCAGTTGCAGATCCCCCAACAGTTCTAACAATTTTATATTGACCAGCACCACCACCAATACTACCTTTAAAAAAAACATTTATCCAAACTTTACTTCCTGATGTAGTTGGTGTGAATGTAATATCAGAACCTACATCTACAAAACTAGTATTAGTCGAAGATGTTGTTGATGGTGGATCAGTTTCAAAACCAAGTTGAGCAACTATACCACCACCTTTAATATGACTAAAGTCAACTCGTTTTAAAACTCCTGCATCAGAAACTAAAAGTTCATCTGTATCTGCTGGAGTTGCACCGAGAGCAGTTTGTGCCGAAATAACATCTGTATTTAATTTTGCCCCTGTAACTGCATTAGCTTGTATAGTTGCAGTTTTTACAGTATCGTCAGAGGGTTGACCTAGGTCGAGCACATTACCTAATATTTGAACAAAGTCGATAACATCACCCGTTGCTAAATTTGAAGCAAAAGTCATAGTAGAACCAGAGATAGTAAATGAACTACCTGGTTTTTGTAAAATACCATTTAAACTAACCAACATATGATTAGCTGATTCTGGTGCAACGTTAACACCCCCTACCTGTAGGGTGTAAGCTGCCTGTCCGTTTACGACTGATATCGCATCTTGAAAGTTTCCCACAGTGGGTGTTTTTCCTATATAGGGCATGTTCCTCCTTAATTAATTCCGTATAATGTTATTGTTCCTGAATCTATATTTCCTGAAGACATTTTAAATTGAAATCTTGTAATTGCAGTAGTGGTGTTAAAATATCCAGCTGAATAATTACCATAACTATAATATCCATTACCTACAAATTGAGTTGTACCTATAAAATGTTTTACAAAAGTTGAAGATGATGGATTAAATATATGTAAATATCCACAAAGACTACTATCATTTCCATCACTATCTATACCTAAAGATAAATCTTGAAACCCAGTTCCTTGTGATTGATCTTGTGATGGGCCATAAGCTAAAAGTGTGTCATCACTTTCACCTTGTTGTGCGTAAAAAAATAATGAAGTAATTGTTTGATTGTAATTAGTATTAGTACCAGTATCTCCTTGAAATGTAAATCTAGATCCATCTGTACCTGGATGTATATCTTTAAAAATAAATAGATATTCTTTATATGTGCTATCAATTCCAGAAGTAATGCTAATAGTAGATGAAGATGATGCAGTTGCTTTTGAGATAAACTTCATAGATCCACCTGCAGATCCTGTCTCAAATCCATTAGCACTGCTATTAAATTTTATAGCTTCATTTGCAGATGGTGTTACATTTAAACTATTAAATTTTAATTTATTAAGTGCCATTAACTATCCTTTATTCCATAAAGTTTAATTGTACCAGCATCAATATTTTGTGGATCAAATTTAAACTGAATAGCATCTACTGCAGATGTAGTATTTCCATAACCACCTATGTGATATAAATAATTTATATTACTATTTATAAAATTTGTTCTAGCTATATAGTGTTTTACAAATGTTGTTGATGACGGATTAAATACATATAACTCTCCACTAATATTATAATCATTGCCGAGACTATCCATTCTATCTGATAAATATTGAAAACCTGTACCTTGTGCCAAGTCTCTACCTGTATTATATGATAAAACACCTGTTCCCCCACCCTCAGAGTTTCTTGCCTCAAATGCGTATGATGTTTTAGTTACATTATAATTACTACCAGTATCAGCACTAAAATTAAATTGAAACTGTGCTGCTGAGTCTCCACTTCCTGATGGATGACAAGCTATAAATTTAAATAAATACACAGGGTATGTGTTATCAAAAACAACATCTGAACTTCCATTAACAAAAGATATTGTTGAATCAGAACTAGCTGTTATGGTTTTAATTAATACCATTGATGTATCATCAAATGTACTAAAACCATTAGCACTGGCGTTAAATCCAATCCCTTTACTAGCAGCTGATGTTATATCAAAACTATTAAAATTAAATTTTGTAAGTGCCATTATGATACTCCATATAATTTTATTGTTCCTGAGTCTATATTACCACTACTAAATTTAAAACGTAATCTAGTTATCGCTGTTGTAGTATTAAAATACCCACCTGCAAAAAATCGCATGGTATAATTTGATGGGCCATGACTATGTGTGTCTATAAAAAAATGTTTTACAAATGTTGTATTACTAGGATCAAATAAGTGCATAGTGCCGTTAAAGTCTTGATCACTATCATTACCTACACCAGCATTTCCTGTCATATAATGAAAATCTGTATCTTGATCTAAATCTCCACTTGTATAATATTGAAGAGTTGGTGTTCCTGAACCCTCATAATTATATGCTCTAAAAGATGCAGATGTAATAGTTTGATTATAACTAGTATTTGTTCCTGTATCACCCTGAAAAAGAAAATGAACACTATCAGTTGCTGGGTGTATATTTATAAACTTTACAATGTATTCTTTATATGTAGAGTCTATACCACTTGTAATATCAATAGTTGATGAACTTGAAGCTGTTGATGTAGATATTAATACTAGACTACCACCAACATCTCCTGCCTCTAATCCATTATTATTAGAATTAAATTTTAAAACCTTACTAGCAGATGGTGTTACATTTAAACTATTAAAGTTAACCTTAGAGAGTGCCATGGGTTACTCCTATGTGTCGCCTAATCGAATAAACCTAAATCCTGTCATAATCTCATCTGAACTACCATAAAAAGTTACATTACTTGAAGGAGGATTAGTTGGCCCAATATTAAATTTTATTTTTACATTTGTTGTATTTGAAACATCAACTATCGTTTGTATTGTACCTTGAAATTTATCTGGTTCAGAAGTTCTAGGATTAAACCATTTTCTTGCTCTATTTTCAAAAGTTGAGTTATCTGTTGTGATGTCTATAGAAGCATCAAAATCATCTGTTGAGGATGTTGCACCTGTAATTTCAAAAGTTACTAAATAAATTCCTGTTGCACTAAAAGAAAATACCCCACTTGATTGAGAAACATTTGATCCAATAGCACCATAAGAAGCAGTTGCATTCTCTGAAATATTTGATGTAATAAAATTATCTGTTGAGTTTGTACCAGACTTATTAGATGTTAATAAAAATTCTTGTGCATTTGTTATTCCACCACCTTTAACATGACTAAAATCAACTCTTTTTAATGTTCCAGCATCACTTACAAGAAGTTCATCAGTATCAGCTGGAGTCTCACCTAAAGCAGTTTTACCAGATATTAAATCATTACCAACCATAGCAGCTGTAATACTATTAGTTGCAGGTGTTACAGTTTGTAATGCTCTTCCTAAAAATACACAATACATCGTATCTG